GGTTTGTTAAGTGCTACTTTTTTACCTTGGTACTCTGCTTCATTCATATAATCAACTGAAGCTTTTAACATATCAAAGCCAGAGTAATCAAAAGATTCATTCTGTAGTTTAACAGCTTTTCTAAAGTTTTCCATGTTAATAGTACCGCCGATTGATTCGACAAGCTCTTTGACTAGATCGTAATCGATCATTTCGTCTATACTCATAGCTTCGTCAATCGTATCCTCGTTTTCAATCATTTCATCAATCATGCAGCCTATTTCAAATAGTGGATTTGCTTTTCCTGCTGATACCATTGGTAAGTCTAAAGGAACTCTCATTCCATTATAATCGTCATATTCTCCTATGTCTGTAGTCTCTAAAAGCTCTATATCTTCTTCGCTCAACTCGATATCACCGTTGCTATGAGCATCTCTTGCTTCTTTAAACAATTGTATAAAGGCGTCAGAGTTATAACGGTAGACATGCTCATGTAAAGAGAGCTTGTTGTCAATGTGATATTGTAAGGATGGGTACCCTACCACTTCTTTTAGTTTAATCATATTACTGTCTTTGTAACTTGACCCACAATTTTCTTCTAAAATTACCTTACTTAGTTTCATCTATAAAATCTTTTCGGTAAAACTTACCTAGTATATTATCGTTTATATGAGCACTATATTTGTCCTCTAATACGTTATTTATAAATAGGTGCTTTGTCTCATAATAGGTGAGTAGCTTTTTACTAGGTACAAATTCTAGTATTCTCTTCTCCCAATTTTCACCTGCTAGATCTTTTTTAGCAAGTTCAACTATTTCTTTTTGAGAACCAAAATAGTCTTTCCAGTCTGATTCAGTTCTTATTTTTTGTTTAAGAGGTACTCTACCGCCTATTCCTTTTGCCCTTCTTTCTTCCTTTAATGCTTCTAAAGCTCTTTTACCTAATCTTTTGTTACGTTCAAAGAATAGGACTTTCTTACCTATATATCGAGTATCAGTAGGTTTGTGTTTAACCTCATAGATAAACCCATAGGTATCTTTTGGCATATCTGAAATATCAGTGATTAACCTCCCTTGGTATGTCCAAGAGGGCCTTGTTGGCATATTATCCATATTTTATTAGTCGCTAGATCTTGCTTTTAAGCTGATCTATCTGTAACTGTTGCTCTTTAATCGCTTGTATAAGTAACGCGACAATTTTTTCATAACGTACTGCTTTATAGCCTGTATCTCTATTTGCTACTACTTCTGGCAGCACTTTTTCGATTTCTTGAGCGATAACACCAACATCGTGACCGCTATGGCTAGAATTGCTATTCCAATCAAATTCATATCCTCCTATTTGATTTATTTTATCTAATGCATTACTTAAAGGAGTAATGTTGTCCTTTAATCTTTCATCTGAAGAATAGTAGGCAGTAATGTCTCCTGTTGCTACTATCTCTCCTGTTGTACCTGTTGCTGCTACTCCTACTCCAAAACTATCAAACTGTACGTCTGATGTTGTTATTAACCCTCCGTTAAAGTTAACCGTCGAGGCTGTTGCTGCATTTGAAGCTGAAACAGATGTGGTAGAAAATGATGCAGTGACTGCTTGATCTATACTACCTGATACAGTTGCATTAATTGTTGTTGCATTAATTACATCTGCTTGTAAGTTTTGTACTGTAGTACTACCTGAAATGTTTACTGAGCCGGTAAATGTATGAACATCGTCGGATGAATTACCAAATGCTGTTGAACCAGATTCAAATATTACTGATGATGTAACATATTCAGTGTTAAACTCTTGTGCAGTAATAGTACCGGTTACTGTTAAACTACCTGATAATGTGTCGGTAGTATTAGACAAATATGATGATGTTTGTGCAGTTAAGGTTGCTATACTGGTAGAGTTTGTTTCAATCGATGATGAGTTAGCAGTAACTCTACTTGCTAATGAAGATGAAGCTTGAGAGTTAACAGCTATATCAACTGCTAAAGAAGAACTAAGTGCTGTTGATGAACCTGATATGTCACTAGCTATTTGAATTGAACCAGATAAAACTCCATTAGTTGATAATAATGAACCTGTAATACCATTAGACACTTTTACACTACCTGTAAATGTATGGGTATCGTCTGCTGTATTTCCGAAGAGTGTTGAACCAGAATCAAATAGTATAGAAGAACTAATTAATTCAGATTTAAATTCTTGAGCAGTAACGGTACCTAACACTACTAAGTCTCCCGACATTTGACCAGAACCAGATACACTTAAATGGTGGTGATCAAAATCGTATTTGAAATTACTAGATGCTGTAAGAAAAGAAGATGAAACGTTATTTGATCCAGATTTAATCTGAATATAATATTGTTCTCCTACTGCTGTTGGAAAGTAAAGTACTTCGTCATTATCAAGTGACTTACTTCTATGTAGTTGCACACCATAGGGTCTAGTAGTTTCTCCAATATAAGAAGAACTATAATAGAACTCTCTAAAATTCTGATCTAACTCATCGTGAGTAAGTGGTGATCCTTTTGTGCCTCTAAACGTAATAGCCATCTTAATTCTTTTCTAAGTATGTTATTCTGGACTCTAGCTCTTTTATTGCTTCAAGTAGTAAAGGTACAATACCTCCATAGTCTACATTAAGATAGCCATTTTTATCTTCAGAAACAACTTCTGGCAATACTTTTTGTACTTGTTGAGCTAAAACTCCTGCTTGTCTTTCTTCTTTGTCTTTCCAATTAAAATAAACACCTTCAATTGCATTTACTCTATCTACTGCGTTATCTATTGGAATAATATTTTCTTTTAATCTTTCATCAGATGACTGTAGTACTGTGCCTGTAGCTCTAATACTACCTGATACATCTAATGCATATGATAACGGTGCTGTGTTTTCATTTACTTTTATTCCAACACTACCGCTTGTATCACAAATAAAACCTCCTCTGGTTTCAACTGTTGATGAGCCGCTAAATAAAGCAACTCTTAAATCCGAACCTGCGTTTTGAAGTCCTTCTATAAGGTTATAAGATACAGAACCGGAATTGATTGGTACGTTTTGACTACTCGTATGGTAGAGTACTAAATTTTGTCCATTATTGGATAAAGAACTTGAATAGTAAAAAGAACCAAAATTCTTATCCATTTCAGAATAAGTCAATGCTTCTCCTTTATTAGCTCTAAACGTTATTGTTGACTTAGGCATTATACATCAATTTTAATTACAAACGTCATATCTACATTTTCTGATTTAGGTATCGGTTTGTTTGTTTTTGCAACTGCTATTAATTCATTAGCTTCATTATAAAGTCCTATACTGGTTATATAAGGTCTAAACTCACTTCCAGTTATGTTACCTTTTACCGTGTTATCTGACCCAGTTAAGGCAGTTGGGTTAAAGGTATGGTTTAGTTCAGACTCTTTTACAGTACAGTGAACGTTATATGTATAAATAGGTAGGTTTGATTTCCATTGAACGTTCATCCTTGTGTAAGTAGAAAAATATCTAGCTACAACTGGGTCTGTTATTATTGCGTTACCTTGATTGTATATTATTTCACCTACATATCTTTCTGGTAAAGCAAATGGTTCTCCTGCTCCTGATAGTATTAACCTACCTTGACTGTCGTCAATTATTTCAGGTCTTTGATGGTCAAAGCTTGCAGTGATGTACTCCCCAGGGGTTACTTCATCTACATAGGTACCTTCGTTTGTAACGTAACTACCAGTATCAACAGGTGAAGATTTATACCAATACTGAATGTTTTCTATATATTGATTAACGCCTGAAAATTTATCAGAGACATAACCATCTGTGTTGAACTTGTCTTGAGTTTCGAAAATAGGTTCTGCAACAAACGTTCCAGGTACTATTTTTGTTCCGTATACATCTTTAGGTATTGATATTACTCCAACCTCTGTAGTGTCTTTTCTTGATTCAGATAAAGTAAGAGTTGATTGAAAACTTACATCAAAAGAACCTGTATAGTAAATATCTCCATTAGAGTGACTACTTGAAGCATCTGGTAATAAGTCTCTACTAGATAGTGCTAAATAGTTTTGTCGTACACTATTGTATACTAATTTTTCATAACGATTATTTCTATAATCACTAGGGTATGGATAACCTGGAGTAGAACCTGAGAAACCTCGAAGTGTTTCTAACCCATAGTTTGATACCAGACTACCTGACGCTCTCCAAGACTTTTGAGCTTGATAGTCCGATACATATACATCTTGTCGGTTTAATTGCTTGTAAGCACTCATTCATTAATAATCAAGCTTAATACGTACTAAAGCTTCTTTTGTAAAATCTTTCAACAAAGGTCTAGATATTTTTGCTACTGCTAACAAATCGTTATTATCGTTATACAGACCTACTGCTGTAATATAAGATTGAGGAGTGTTAATCATAACGTTATGTCTCAACTCACCTGAACCAGTTATTAAAGAAGGATTAGTTGAATAATTAAATTCACTATTTCTTGCTCTCATGAATACAAAGTTAGAAGTAATTGTTTCTTCTGATTGTATTCTAAAACTACCACTCAAAGAAAGTAAGTCGTAAAACTTTCCTGGGTTGGCTCCTGCTGTGTTTGCTGTTCTGTTAGTACTTAGTGCTAACCCTCCTGATACAGCTGGTGCATCTAAAGCGTTACCATTTATTAATAGAACTCCAATATCCGGAAGTAATTTACCATATGAACCAGAGTTAGGAGTATATCCATTTGTGTCCATAGAGGTGTAAACAGATCCAAGTGATCCAGATACTAATTCGTATACTCTACCTGCATCAGAGAATGTTGTTGTTGTTACTACTTGACTATTATCTGTCAAAATAATTTCTCGTCCACTTGATGAGTGGTGTAATTTAAGTTCTAATGTACCAGGTAGTAATGCTTCTTTATATCTAGCTCTATCAATTGATATTGCATAAAAATGTTCAGAGGTTACAGTACCAAAAGTAAAAGCTGTCTCTTCATCTCCTAATACAAGGTTTCTATACTGACCGTAAATAGTTTGTGAAGGTGACGAACTTGTCACAGATGTGTTAAAATATAGTGAACCACTTCCGACTTTATCGGCATATGCTACACTAAATTGTACCCTTGCAGTATCTAAAGCAGATGCTGTTTGGTAAATATCGTAATAATAATCAGCTGATGTACCTCCAATTTGAGTTGATGAAGTAAAGAACGTTGTTAACGTCGTTGCATCTCCTGACCATACTGGAGCAGTTACTGACTCTGCACTAACCACTACATCTTCTTGATCGAATCTTTTATATGACATAATTAGTTAGTTTTAGTAATTGTTACAGGTACTGTTAACCTGGCTCCTGAACCTCTACCTATCACAGTTAATGTAGTGTTAAGTGATGTTCTTGCTCCAAATAAAGTATTAACAGATGTTGCAGTTAGGTTAATTGAAGTTCCTATAACTGTTTTAGAAACGTTTGTTCCTATTGTTACACCTTCGTTTAACTTAGTTGCCTCTCCTGTGTTAATACCAACACCTGAAAATGAATTAAGTGTTCTTACATCAGCAATTGTTGCTGTATATCCATCTGTTTCAAATACAGAAGTAGAGCCTAAGTAATTAAGCGTTTCAGGGGTAATTGCTAACGATGCTCCTTGCTTCAATGTTATAGATGAAAGACCTAAACTTAATACAGGTAATTTTGAAGTACCTCTTGGTAAAGTTGTAAGCTTATATTTCATAATTTGTGTTTCGTCTGGAAAAGCTTCTAGTAACGGCATGTTTTCGATAGCTTCACCATAGAAAGAAGAACCTGAGGGATGTGATGGATTGTATAAGGTGTAATCGATCTCATCATCTGCTAATGCAAATTGAGTGATTTTAAAAGAACCGTCCCCTCTAGCTAACAGCTCTCTTCCTTTTTTCGTTAAGATCGCATCCACCGTGACGATCGAATTATCTAAGTATCCCATTTTTGTTTAAATGTTTATTATAAATATGTTTAAGTTTGTTTATTCAACTAAAGTAACTGTACCAACATTATTTGTTGTGAGTACTGAGTCTGTATCAATAGAATAAACTTTATTGTTGGTTAATTTAAATGTTTTATTTCCGTCCAAAGCAAATAAGGTGTTGCTAGTTTTAGCAAAGGATGGAAATATTTTATTAGGGTGTGAACCAGATAAGGTACTATCAAATAGTATTTCCACAACCTCTCTATCAGCATTTAATATATTTTTAATTGCTGTCGTATCCGCATCACTAGCATGTATACTACCTTGAAAAGTAACTAATGTTGTAGCAGGGTTATTAGCTGCTATTGAATTATCTAATACTTCTTGTGTAAACACTCCTTTGTGGTATTGTCTTGAAATAGGTCCAGCTGCTGTTGTTTTACTACCGTTGTACCTTCCGTTAATTATACCAGCAGAAGAATAAGCACTTTCTTGTAGTTCAGCATCTGTTGCAGTACCTGCATTGATTGACGCTAAATTAGTAGGGTTAAACTGGCTTGTATTTCTATCTACTTTTTGAGCATATGGATTTACGTTACTACCTTCAGAATTATTACCAAGTGGATTATAGTCACTGTTGTTGAATCCTAAACTTACAAACGGTACAAATACTGTTTGAGATTCATTTACTATTGGGTTACCACTAAAGTCAACTGATGATGGTAATACTGTGGTTACTATTTCTTTTACGGTAAAGTAGTAATATTCATTTCTTTGCTGTCTACCAGTTATTTCAGCAGAAAGCTGTCCTGTTGGGTAATCAAATCTAAATGTTTCTACTTCTCTTAATGCATCACCTATATTAGTTCCACCTAAAGCTGTAAAAGGTATTGACAACCCTTGAATATGAAAAGGAGGTATAGGCACATCACCAGAACCAGAAACACTACTACTGTATAGTAGGTTTATGTTACCTCGTCCGTATGATTGAGGTCTTGTTTCTATAAATTCTTGTAGTGTCATATCTAATTAAAAATAGCGTAATATTCATTTCCTTTAGTAGACTCATCTTCATAGTACACTGTAAGTGTTGATCCTGAAGCTAATTGAGTACTTCCTGTTGTTGGTCCATTGTACCATCCGTAGAATACTCCACCGTAGTAACTTGTTTGAGCTTCAACAGTAAAGAACTCATACGTATCAAAGTCATGTGTAAATGATAAATTAGTTACAGATGGTCCTAATGTCGTTGGGTATGTAAGTTCTATTGAACCACTTATACCGTCACCTTCACTACCTGTTGAGTAGAATTTAAATAACTCTCCTTCAAACGATGCAGATAATGCAACAATACAAGCTGCAGGTAAAGGTAATGATAAGTTAAATAAAGTAATATCAAAAGCTAATTGAGGTTGTGCTAAATTAAGAAATGGATTATTAGTACCAACTTCTCCATCTGTCGATATAAGCAGTGAACCACTAAACTGACCGTTATACATTGGAGATTCATCTCTAACTTGTTTGGTAACAGGTCCGAGAGGAGTTACTATATAGTCATCATAATTGGTAGTAAAGTTATAACTACTAGATAATTCAAATGAACCACCTTGACTACCTGTGATATCTGCTATACTTATTGATGCTGAATATTCTGGTTGTGTGTAACTACCTACTACTTGTTTAGCTTTACTTCTATGTAGCTTATGAGATTGTATAATAGCTCCAGTGTTTACTTTTGTTCTTGCAGGTAAAAATTGCTTAAGTGTTCTAAACAAAGAGCTATCAAAGTAGTTCAGTAACCTTATAAATCCTTTAGGACTTCTTGCATATACTAAAACATCGTTCCAATTAAAGTCTGCTAGTTGCCATTCATCGGTAATGTCTTCCCAATTCCAACTACCTGCCATTACTAGACGACTTATTTTATCTAGTCTTTCATATTTAGTATCAAATCTATTTCTAGGGTCACCAATCCATTCATCTAAGTCAAAACTACTTGAAATAGTAGCATCAATAAATTCATTACTTCCTCTTGAAATATCAAACCCAACATCTACTCTATGAGTATCGTCTGTATATTTTTTATCTTTATCAACTATACTGGTGTATAATGAAAGAGTACTACCGCTAACTACACTACCTGTATTATCTAATCTAATTTTTTCTGTACTACCAGTTGTTGTACTATACTCAGGTCCAAAGAAAGTAGAACTAGATATAAAATTACCACCGTATTGTTTTATACTTAATATGTTATCTGGTAAACCGTAACAGTTAATAAGAGCACGTAACCCTCTTTCTGTCCCTTTAGTTTTAAGTAAGTATGGTAAGTTATGGTAAAGTCTTTTTTGAACTTCTTTTTGATAGTTATTTTTAGGTACCGGCTGTAAGTACTCTAATTCTGTACTGCCTGAATGAAAAGATGCTGAAGTTGCAACTGACATTGATGTTATTAACTCACTACCTGTGATTATACCTTCACCAATAAATTGTGCAAATATATTATCAACATTTTGATTACCAGAGTAAAGATCTATACCTAAACTTTCAATAGCATCTTTTACTAAATCTTTAGATACACCAAAATCCAACCTGTTGTCTGCATCATATTTATCCGATACTGATTTAAAATAAATCCAAAGATTGTCAAAGTGTTGAGCAATCATATGAATAAACAGTAGGTAGGGTTCGTTAGAAGAATCTTCTCTTATGAACTTTGGTACTGTATTTGTCAGTATATCAAAGTTTGTATTGTCATAATTTGATGCAGATGCTACTTGATTTGTAAAGTAAATAGAAGCAGACGTATGTGTACTTGGATTGTTTACATAAGGTTTAGTTGTATTAGATTTAGGCCATGAATTACTTCCACTTTCAAAGTACAAGAAATTATCGTAATGATCAAAATTTTCAACTAAACCATTAATTAGACCTTCGTAATAATCGGTACTACCAGAAGCTCCAGAACCTGTATATGATGATGAAAGTATAGATTGAATACTAGTTTCGTATGAATGTATTAAATCTAATTTATATTTGAAGTTTCTTAATCTTTCTTCTGCAGAACTAAAATGTATAAAGTTCTCAAACTTGTTATGATCAATAGATAGTTGAGCACCTTTTTCGTTAAATAAACTTCTAAGTTCGTAATAAGAATTTGTTACAGGATAACTAAATAAATCGGTGTATGTAAAAAATTCAGTAGGGTTATTTTTATCGCTAGAAACTTCTACAGAGTAGTTAGGTCCTTTTAGTTCAGGTATTTTTATTATATCTTCAACAACATCAGCATCAACTTCATAGTATACGCTATCCGAAATAACTTCCTCAATATAGAGTGTAGAGTTACTACCAAACTCTGTAGGTAATGGTTTACCTAACTTTACTACTACTGATACTTCATTACCTTCTGCTAATGAATCTATATTAATAACCGGTACTAATTTATTATCAGAAAAATTAAGTTTATAATCTGAAAAATAAGAGTTATCTAATAATTTAGTTTTTAACTCTCTAGTGGTAGATATTAATGTTTCGTTTGGTAATTCAAAAGTAAGTAACCTTAGTTCTGTTCTATCGCTGCTAACTTCTTTTATGAAAAATTTAGAAGCTACTTTAGCATCTGAATATAAATTATCTAAAAAGTTATATAATAGTCTGACATCTCCTCTTTCGTACCCTAAATCTTTTGCGTCTAATACTGGGTCTAAATAAATGTTAGATGCTCCGTCTTTACCTGCTCCAGCTGAATTAGAAAGTTGAGAGTACTTGGTAAAGTTTTGATTGGATGTTATAAGGTTATTTTCTAGAGAATAAACATGTATTTCTAGTTTACTTGAATTACTTGCAAATAATTTATTTACTGCAAACTTATCAACAATCGCACTTTGTTTTACAGGTATACCAGATTCACCCGTTACTAGGTTAGGATCAAGTTCGTTTATATTGTACTTGTAGTTAGCCACTTATTAATTGGTGTTAGCTTGTTGTTGTTCTAATTCAAATACTTGTTGATTCAAATTGTTATTTTGTTCTCTAAGGTTTGCTATTTCATCTAATAGTGGTTGAATGTTTTCTGTGTCTCTTTCAAAATCAACTAATTTAGAACTTTCTTCTATTAACGTTGTATGGGAATTATCACCTTGTAATGGTATTTCATAGTACAATTTTCTATAGTTGTCAAAAAATTCAGATATAGTAATATCGTCAATTTCATCAACTGGTTGTGTAAAGGTTGTAAATTTATTGTCTACTACCTTTTTAAACTGTTCTTTGTTAAATACCGTTTTGCGTATTTTTACCTCACTAGCCATGTCTTATTACCTTAAAGATGTTTTTATTGTCGTACACTACAGTGCTGCCGTCAATAATTGATTTGACCAGTAGCCTATAATGTCTTTGTGGTTGAAATGAATCCATATAGATGTTAAAATAACTACTAGTATCGTCTGCACTAATCTTAGTATATACAGGATCGAAATCTACTATCATTTCACCGCTAAATTCATCTTTTATACCGTAAAAAGAATTTTCTGGCAGTTTATATTCTGTAAGGTAAACTGAACCGGTGGTATATGTTCTTGCGGGATATTTAGGTCTAGCTGATATTCTAAACTTTACTATATCAGAGTCAGAGTACACTTCTTTATTATTTTTTATAGATACTGTTGCTACATCATTAGTTAGTTCGGATAATGAACTTGACCATATTGTGTCGTTATATTTAAACTCCAGATATGGAGGAAAGATTGTATTGGTATCAGAACTAAAGTACTTAAGTGAAATAGATTGTGATGTATAATTTTCGTAAGTATCTTCTAATTTAAGTACAACTCCGTGATTTTGAGAACTACTATTATAGTGTAGGTCTACTATGTTGGTGACATCAATGTTTAAATCGTGTGTAGAAGTTAAATCGTGAGTAACGCTACCTGAAACTGAAGAAGTAATAATGTCTCCTCCTAAGGTATTCCATTCAGTTAACCCAGCATCTTTATGTTTCCATGTACAACCAGTTTGGTTAACAGGTATGTCATTACCTTTACCAGTACCGTTGGTCCATGATGATGAAATAGGGTATGCTTCTATTGTATAGCCTTCTGGTAGCTCACTTGCATTAGCCAATGAAAGGTGAATACTAGCAGAGATACTACCTGTTATGACACTATTTACAGCATAGTTGATGTCTTGTTGTCTAAACTGAATTAATGTTCTGTTGCTTCTTCCTAGTGCAGGGTTAGAAGGATCTGGATAACCAGCTATCTCTACTATTTGATCGAGGCCTGCATTACCATACAGTCCAGCTATAGTAGGTGTGCTGTTTATATAGGTATCTTTCTCTGGGTATATTCTGTATATTGCCATTTTATAATGCTGTTACTCGTCCTTTTATATCTAAATCTGGGTATTTGACTTCAAAAATACAAGGATCATATGATGGGTAAACTACTCCATCTTTTGTTGCTCCTTCTGTATCGTATGCAAATCCAGAATAATTACCTCCTGCTTTGTTAAATACTTTTATATTTTTAACTGTCTGTACTCCTTTTACTTTATCTAGTATGGTGCTAACCTCTGATAGGTTAATAGGTTGGTTAATATTTCTATTAGCGGTTGCAAAATACTTTTTTAATTCGTCTGTACACCTTGTGAGCACTTCTCTCGCTGCATAATTAGGTAGTGTTAATACCTCATACTTAACCTCTATATTTACAATGTATGCGTCTTTAATATCAAGAGCATCAGTAATCATCATATACTGTGTTAAATACTTCTTAAGGTTATTCTTAAGTGATAGTGGTGCATTTTGTAACTTACCATCAACATCATACGATAGTACATATAATGATAGTGCTAAAGGGTTTTTATCTAATACACTTCTATCAGAATTAGCTAATTGTTCTCTAGTTACAAATGCTTTAGCTATAGCACCAAACTGTGTTGGCATTGATAATGCTCTAACTGTGTAGTCATTTGCAGTAACTGTACGTTGTTGCTCTGAAAAAGATCTTAAAGAGTTTTGTCTTAACTCTTCTGCTGTATCTCCATCTTTTCCTCCTGATGCTGCTTTAGTATTGTTAACTGCTAAGGTGTTTTCTTTTGATGTGTTTGTAGCAGTAATAGTACCAAATAGTGTTTTATTGATAACAGTCCCACTAGGTACGTTAGAAGATACTCCTCCACCTGTGAGGTATCTTACAGTCAGTGTTGTGTTTGATGGAGCTAGTCCGTATGTTCTAGTAAATAAAACGTTAGAGGGGTCGTAAGCTACATCTAATTTGTTAACATGGTATGCAGTTGTAAACTTTTCGATTGTAGTAGGATCAGGTAAAAACTCTTCATCTCTTGCATCTACTACTCCTGCTCCAAATTGTAACTGTAAGACTCCTTTAGAAGTAAATCTAGTTACAAATCTTCTAGGTACCTTTTGTAAGTTTAAAGTACTTTGAACAAGGTCGCTATAAGTGTTAGTATTGGTTTGTTCTACAAATATAGTATCTTGAGCTAGGTAAGGTACTTCGTACCAAATATTACCATCTCCGTCTACAACATCTAATACTCTAATTATATTCTCATCTTCAATTGTAAACGTCTTAAATTTTTCTGCTGATGAAATACCTATTGATGTTGTGTTTACAGTACCAGAATAAGCTCTTCTAGTTTTTTTAAGTTTAAATTGAGAAGGTAAGTTAGTTTCTTCGTCTATGGTATCTACTGTAATCTCAGTATTATCAAAAGAACTACTAAAACTAAAGTCTATAGCATCATCTATTATAAATGTAGTACCGTCAGCATCATTAGCTCCTGCTATAGCTCCTCCAGATACAAAAAGTGCTTGTGTGAAGTCTGGTGTTTGTGTTCCTACAATAGGGTCAACAAGTTGTGTAAGTTCTAACTCTACTTCTGACGCTGTAGTTACTCTTGGTCTATATCCCATCATATACGCTAAGGTATATAAATTCTCTGGGTTTTGTGCGTGTTGAAGAAAAGTTTCTTGTAACTGTGTATCTTGATAAAACGATAGTACATCTCCTAAATAAGATGCCATTTCAATAAACATCATACCTGGTGATGTAGTAGAAAAGTCGTTATATGTGTCGGGAAAATATTGTTTAGAGAATTCAATTAACTGAGACTTGAAGTCAGAAAACTCTCTATTAATGTATTTTATGTCTCTTTGCTCAGCCATTACTGTTCAAAATTAATTAAAAGTTCATCCTCTATATTGGTATTCTTTACCTTGTAGGACATCGAAAACTCGATAATATTTCTATCTGGGTCTCCATTAGTTGATATCTCTACTATATCTACTCTTGGAAAATAAAATTCTAAATCAGCTCTTACTAAAGCATCAATTTGATTTACTTTATTCTGAGTTAAATTATCAAATAATAGAGTCTGTAAACTATTACCAAAAAGAGGGTTAAGATATCTTTCCCCTTGTGCTGTTAAGAAGTAATTAATAAGATTGGTCTTTATAGCATCAGCACTGGTAAACGTTTGATTAAAAACTGCAGTACCGCTAAAAGGTAGTTTTACACCTACAGCTTTTCTAGGCTGTAAATCTAATGGGTCAATCTTTTTTACCTCAAATGGCATAATTATAGTCCTCTATTTTTATCTTTTTGTATTGACGCATCGTAAACTTTTTTAGCTTTTGATACGAAATCTAATTTACTAATGTCTATACCTGGCATTGGTCCTGCATTTTCAGTCATACCCATTTGTGCACCCATTGATGATGCAAAGTTAGGTTTCTTAACTCCACTTTGTGAAAAGTTTCTAGCATCAGCACCAGACATTTGTTGTGCTGTTTGATTAAGCATTTCCTCTAGTGGTACTGTGCCTTTGTTTAATTTACCTGTTGACCAAGTTTGTTTGATATCCTTCTGTGTAATAGCTTTGTACCCAGATGTTGTCTGTAATGCAGGTTTATTAGGAGTAGAAGCATACTTGACTGCTTCATTCATTACTTCTTGTAACTCCTCCTTAACAGCTGCTCTTACTTCTTCTCGTATTATTTTACGTAATTGATCGAGTTTCATATATATAAATAGTTTGGTTATGGAAGTTGATTATCTAATCTAAATTTTAATTCATCTAAAAGTATTTTTGTTGACGAACTAAAGGATTTTGGTCCTTTTAATGCTACTCCTCCTTGTGGAGTTCTAGCTACTGCAAATCGTCTAGGTGCTATTGATGGTGACGCAGGGTCTATTTCAATAGCTAAAGTATAAACAATACCATTACTTGCAGTATAATTTAAATCTGAACTTTGTTCTACATCTCTGTCTTCTGTAGTGATAACAGAATCAAGTACTGATTTAAGTGTTTCTTTTATTTCATCTGATATTTCTGATGAAGCATCTAACTTAGTAAGTGCATTTAAAAAGTTATCTTCTGAGTCTTTTTGTATCTTTTCTTTATCTACTTTGTTTTCAGTAAATTTGTTATTTTCTCTTACATTACCTGCTCTATCAAAATCTAACGTATCAAATAGATTAGCACCAACGTTAGAGAATACATACTCACCTCTATCGTTTATGATATTTAAATCTCTTAATGTTTGCTCTCTTAATCTACCATCGTTTACTTCTCTTCTTAGTAGACCTTCTAACCTACAACCGTTAGCTACTAATGATACTCTGCTCAATATCCTACCGTACATTTTAAGATTAACTTCTGGAGTTTTTACAACCTCTAAAATACCAGCCGCATCATCTTTAGATTGTTTTATTTTTTCTTTTGCAGCATGTAACAAGTCAGCTTGTATCATCGAAAAAGCTACAGGTAAACCAAATCCAGGTGGTACAGATTGAGGTATGGGTAGTTTTTTAATTAACCTTACTATGATGGTTATTACCCTTACTAACCTAAGTATTGTGCTGGCTAATTTTTTAAACTTACTCACCCTGTTGGATATACCGTTAATCGAATTAGATACAGCTTGTGTTTTTTGTACCAACCTTTGAGCCGATGGAAGGCTAGGGCATGCTTCTCTTCTTATCTTTTGGATTGAATCATTTACTAAAGTGTATACTTTATCACTCAACTGCCCTTGTAGTTCCCCAACTAACTTGGCAACTCCTGCTGTAACTTTCGATTCTGGTATATTTAAGTAAGGCATTATTCGGTAAATACTTTTTTAGATGATAATAACTTAATTTGAGTTTTTAATGCTTTCATTGCAGGTAGTAAAGCTGTAGATGTTGCAACAGCAGAAGCTACATATGCAGGTGGTGGAGAAGGTTTAGATAATGTCTGTAAAAGTGTATCTAAATTATCTACTAAGTTAGTTAACCAATCTTGAGTAGTCTGTCCTTTAAGTACAGGTTCGTCTTCTCTATTTAATGCTACAGTACCTAGGTAAATCTTTTTACCGTCTAACGATACCATATCGTCTCCGTCTAAGTGTATTTCTTTTGATGCTAATCCTATATAGCTATCAGCAGCTATAAATGCTCCTTCTTCTTTTGCATTAAAAAATAATCTACCGGAGTTTACCACTACTTGATTACCTTTATATACACCTGCTAAATCTGCTGGTTCTTTCCAAGACCCTATAGTAGTGTTTGCTTCGTCTAAAGGAACCTTGTGGTCCGACATAATATATATTGAAGAACCATCTTCGTTAATGTCTTCAGAAGATAATGATGTGCCATCGTCCGGTTCTTTCATCTGATTCTTAATAACAATAAAAGGTTTACCGTTGTCGGCTTCTTCAGTTAGTTGGTTAAACTTATGTTTAGTTCCTCCTAACCTTATTGTATTACCATGTCTACCGGATACTAAAACATCACCGGGGTATGTCTGTAAAGGTGCTACTGTGTCGTTTTCTTCGAAATCTTCACCTAAATCAACATCACCGTTACCACTTTGAAGTGTATCGGGGTAAGCGTTATGGTTTGGATGGTTCCAAATATTGACTGGTGATATCCAATAGTTCTTAGTTTGTAAGGAATTTATTGCTCTATTTTCAGATGGTAGAGAAGAAATAATTACTATTTCATTTTTGAGAGGTAGTTGCGTAACATTGGCATTACCACAGTAAGCAAATGGTAAAACACTGTCTTCATCTTCTTTTTTGGCTTTACCTAACTCTCTATAAACTACTCCATTTATAGCTTGAGAGCGACCGAATTCATCCCAGTAAGGACTAGATTCATCCAATACAACGTCTACCACTCTACCGAACTTAAACGTTGGTTTAGTGCCTCTACCTGATGCTTGTGCAACAGCTTTCGCTAATATACTGCCTCCAAAATTAAACATCTTCCTCTTCTGATTCGTCTTTTACGTTATCTATTTCATCAGATATTTGTTCTGACTCCTCTAGTAAGTCTTGTAATGAATCAAAATCGAATATATCTCCACCTTCACCTTTAGCGTTGGCAGCTTCAATTCTTTGAACAATAGTAGCTAATTTAATAAGAGCTTCATCATTTTTAACTCCAATCTCCATATACTCTTTTATCATAGGAACGATTAAAGTAGCATCTCCAATATTTTCTATTAGAGGTTTTAATTCACCAATCAGGCCTTTAACCTGAGCTCTAGTTGTAGTAGAGTTGGTATGGATCTCGGAAAATAAATCTGATAAAGTCTTTCCGTCAAATATTTCTTTATCTAAACTCATTAGTGTTCTTTTATATAAATAGACTAACGTAATTTATTGACGATATGACCGTTTTCGTATAACTTTAAATACTTTGAATAAAAGTCTTCTTTCAATATTGTAACTACTCTAGTCAAAAGTGGAGTCTCACAATTAGTTATCTCTCTTATGTAGATATAAAGTGCTTTCTTTCTAAAAACTTCTAGATCGTTTCTTGTTTTAAATATTGTTAGAACTGCATCTGCTATTTTCTTTTCTATTTCCTTAACAAACATCTCATCTAACTCTTCATACATCTCAGTAACCCACTTATCAATAAAAGCTCCTAAAGTAATGGTGTACTTAGTTGTCTCTTCTAAGAGAAATGAATCATCATCGTATGAATCTTCAATATCCGAAAATTGACCTATCTTTTTTAACTTTTTATAGTTCTTATTATTGTAATTGATTAACCAACGTTTCACTATTGTACCAAAGTAAGAGTATGCTTTTGCTCCATTAGTAGGATCAAACTTCATAATCTTTTGTTCTAGTAAAATAGAGACTATTTCGTGTTTAAGATTTTCTATCTGGTCAACATCCGTGTAGTAAAACTTGAATGTATGTATAATGTTCTCTGCTAGCTTGTAGAAAGGGTAATATATATGATCCGTAAATATTTTGTTACGGTATGTATCATCCGTTGACTCATTATATTTGACTATGTAATCTTCTGTTTCTGACGTAAAGTAATTAGCTTTGCTCTTCTTTCTTGGCATTTGTAAATCGGTCTAGTTCTGTTTGAACTTGTTTCATTTGTTCGAAAAAATAACCGACCTCATCATCTGATTGAAAAACCCCACGTTCATCTAGAGTGGTAAGGTGCTTTTGTGAATTTATTATTGTTTTTTGTATATTTGACAAAGAATCTTGTAGATTCGTAACTGTGTCTTCATATTTCTCTACCTTCACTAGTAGATTTCTTAAAATATAGATAAAAAGAAGGAGGATACCTACTAAAATGCCGGAAATTATGTTATATGCAGTTAAATAATTTTCCATTATAGGTTTTTAAGTGTATTTTTAAGTCCTTCTGAAGCATTTACCCTTTTGCCTGTTGATGATTGTGTTTTTTGTGTCTTGGCTACCGTATTACCACCATTTCTCTTCCACATATCGTATTCTACCTTGGATGCCAAAAAGTCTGCACTGTGTAGAACTGATATAATAGATGTTTTCTGTCTGGATGACTCTTGGTAACTGAAGAAGTAAGCTTTATTAGCTTCATCAAACACACCATCATGTAACCTAATAGCAAGAAACTCTTTCTGACTAACTTGTAGACCAAATTTCTGTAAAACAAATAACGATCTGTCTGGAATAAGCATAAAATCTAAGTCTGAGTTGTTAGTATACATCTCATTTAACTTATCTTGACGCCATTTATCTGTCTGAGGTAGGTAATTTACTTTATTACCGTCACCTAATTTACCTAAGTCGTGAAATAATGCGGCAAAGACTAGTTCTTCTTCGGTGTAATCAATTGTTCCACCCATCTCTTCGTATAACCTAGACTGCTTCACCGCATACTCCACTACTCTATTGACATGATCAACATACCCACCTTGAAAAGCATTGTGGTACCAAGATTTACCACTAGCAGGTGCTAGAGCATACTCTTCTTGATAGGAGTCTATCATAGATAATACCTTATCTTTACGATCGGTAATATAGGTTTCCACTATCTTTAAGTGCTTTTCGTAGTTCTTTTGGATTTGCTCTTTAGTCAATGACATATTAGATTAATTTATTTATTATTTATATATATATTTATATACTTATATATTATTATTAATATTATTTACCATATATCTTATATATTTTATAATATAATTTAAGATAATAATAATTTTTCAAAGAATCAACTATTCTACAATAAACTTTTCAAAATAATTATCCTTCACAACGGTATAGTCACCTGCTTCCCATAATACCCTCATAGCAACTGTAATAGTATCACCTATCATTTGAGGTATAAACGGTCCTAATACACGTCTACTAACCATTTTGTCTCCAACTTGTCTAAAGTATATAGAAGTAGATTGTGCAACGTTAACTTCGATACCTTCAAATTGAGTAAGAGGTAAATCAATCCATTGTTCCGGAATAGCATTGCCTTGTTGAGTTTGCAAACCGGTGAACGGCTTAAATAAAGGTAAGGTTATGACTAACGTATCACCGATTACCCAAGAAGTATCACTATCAAATCTTGCTTCAACAACGGATTGATTATTATATTTTAATTCACTAACTGTAGGACTTGCTTCAACACCCAGTATAAAGTAGGGTAAGTAGTCTCTAGTCCAATCTAACTTAACATGATAGTATCCATTCTCATCCATAGAGGTAGGAAATATCATTTTAGCATTACATTCACCTCCAACACAAGTGTCGATGGGTATTGGGTCTATTGTGCATGATAGTACGGCGCTCGCCGCCGCAAAAAGCGCAAGTCGCACAGCGATTTTCTTTCTAAACATAGTGTAAGTATATATCATCTACTTCCTTTTGTATTTCCTTTCCCACCCTATCGGTTAATTCATCATAACCATCGGCTTGTACTACACCTAAAGTACTATATAGAGAGATAATTAATTCTACTTGTTGTCCATCTACATCAGTTCTGAAGTGTATATCATTATTGACTGTATCGTGTACACTATATGGATATTTAGGTAGTAGTCTTTCTAGGAGCAAAGCTCTAGTCTGAGTTATATCGGAAGACTTTGAATATGACTCCATTATTCGAATAAACTTAATTGTACATTCTTTGACTCAGGCTTAGTAATCTTATAAGCTCCATCTACTTTACGAGTAGGTCTAAATTCTTCTCCTTTATTATCTATAAGCTTTCCATCTACTATAGCTAAAGCATGCTTACTTACAGTTAATACAAAGTTACCTTTAGGATTATCTTTGATAAAAGACTTAACCGTCTTTTTACGTTGAATATGCTCTCCATATAACTTATATGTGTTATGAGTTCTGGACTTACCTAACACGTTTACTTTAAATCTCTTATCGCCTATAACTAAACCACTAGTCTCAGCATTAAGCATTTGACCGATTATCATAAGATTCTCAACTCCTTTCTTACTTACTCTACCAAACTGTTCTTTTACCTCTTGATGAGTAGTATCATAATCCATGTTAGTAGCAGCAGCTAATGCTCTTACAAAACAATCGTTATTCTCTTTTTTTGCTATTTCGGAATTGTTTATTCCTTTAATTGAATTACTTGTTAAATTTACCATAACCTTTATTTAAATATTATACTTAAATATATGAACTTTTCTTCGTAACTCCAACTTTTCCCTAAAGTATTTTATAGGGAATCTAAGATTTTTAACGAATCACTAAAATCTACCCCGGCTATAATATTATCTACCGGAGGTTTAGGATGTAATAGAGACCAAATATCTTCAACGAAATATTCGTCGACGTGACCGGCTTCTAAAAGAGTTTGAAGTTTTTGTTTGATTTCTGCTACGGGAGTAACTAATGGTGAATTTGACATAACCTTTATTTTAATTAACTATTATATCTAAATATAGGCAAAATAATTCGAAGTAACAACTTTAAACCAAAGTAATTTTAGTTTTTTTCTGGTAATTTAGTCCAACTACCTTGCGAGTTATATTAGACATATTGGGATTAGTCTTATGCATAACACTACCATTAAATATAAGTATTTCTCCATTGGATACCGGAACATCATGTAAGGATTTATCATTTTTATTTTGAATAACTAAGGAACTACTCCTATCATTCTCATCAACCTCTATATATCCTACGGATACAACATGATCTTTTGGGTGACTATGTAGATTTATGTATGATTTATAAGGATATTCGTTATACCACATCCTATCTAAGGTAAATTCACTGTTAAAAAGTTGAGTTACCTGGTTGTATAAGTGTTCCCTATAGTGTTTCCATATAGGAAAGTTACTCTCCTTAATATCTGGTGTAGATTCTACTCTAGGACCTAAGTAACTATAAGGTACTGGGTGCTCATTAAACGAATATTTGATTTTATACCATTGGTTAAATAGATTTAATCTAGAAAAATCGTATTTTACCTTGTATATAGTTTCGTTACCTACTTTGATTTCTTCGATATTACTCATATCAATGTTCCTATCTTCTTTGTAGTGTTTTTAAGAAGATTTACATACTTAAATATTGTGGCACATTTTTCATATTGTTCAATACGTTCGTAGTAGTATAGAAAATCCTCCATTACTTTAACACTCTTTAACAATTCATAAGACTCACCTACCTTAAAGTGTAGCTGCGTTATATCTATTCTTTTTAAATAACCATATAACTTATTAAAGTATTTATACTTAACGACAGCTCTTGAACCTTTGTATTGTTTCGGGTATTGATACATATACATTTGATCCATGACAGTATAGTTCTCTAAACCTCTAACAACCATGTTGATTAGTACATAAGGATTGTCTAGAGCTTCTTCTACACCATGTTCTTTATATACCTCTTCATCTCCTTGTTCAAAGATGTTGAATAAAGTATTTGGATCTAATCTGTTCATGTATATAAATATAGGAATTAAATTACGATATCACTATTTGGAGGGGTAATGTATTCGTACTTATGTACTTTTGACTTATTCAACTTGTAATTTGATGCATTAAGATAAGTAATATTGTTATCTAGACCCCATAGTAAATAGCCTAAAAAACTCATATGCCCATTAGGTGACCAATGGCCATCTTCATACTCTCCTTTACTCCAATCTGATAGATTCTCAAACATTTCCCATAAAGTGTAATCCCACATAATAAATTTAACACCTTTGTTAGTTAGGTATTCACCAAAATGTGATACTGAATCTAGATAGTAATCTCCTTTTAATTCACTTCTATGTTTAGGAAATGTTAATAGTTCATAAAACTTAAATGCAGCATCTACCTCTTCAGTAGTTAAATCTGTTTTACGTTTTAAATACTCTACAAATTCTAACTTATGAGATTGTATATGCTCTATAAAAAACCCTCCTGTAAGGTTAAGGTTTAAATTTTCTTTTTTACTTTTCTTTAGAGGTATTGTTACTCTAGCCCATTCTGTTAAACCTAAAACTACTATATCGCCTTTTTTTATATTATCAATTGCTTTAGTGAGAGATAGTAAAATAAACTCATTACTGTTACCTGGTACAGCATAGTTGATTATTTTATTAGCTGGTATATTATTATAGAAAGCAGTTTTGGAATATCTTCTATAACCTTTTGATACATAGGGTAAGAACCCTTGTTTAGGATTCACACCAACGCCTGCAGAAAAGCTATCACCGAAAACGTGTAAGGTATTGTACATGTGTGTCTATAACTAAAAATCTCCCCGCGTATTTCCCCGTGGTTTAGTAGGTTCTTACATAAATAGTTCTTATATTATAATATGAGTCAAAGCTTTATCATATCGGCTATTACCTTCCTAATCACAATGGTTTTGTTCCATGTAGTGAAAGATGTTATACTGGGTAACTATCAAGTGACTAAGGGTCAAAGAGAGAAGGTAAACAAGAGATGGTATATAAGTACGGCAATAGGTTTGGTAATTCTATATATGTTATATGGATGTACTTCAGAGACTGAGATATGTAATAAAGGAGCACCGTCTATACAAGTAATATGTACTGAGATATATCAGCCTATAAGAGCGCCAGACGGAAGAGTGTACCCAAACTCATGTTATGCTCAAGCAGATGGATGGAGTAATGAATGTTTAGTCTTAGAACCAATAT